TCTTTGAATTCGTCTTTGTGCTGTGCAAGGGCAAGTTCAAGATCAACAAGAATCGCACCGACTGCCTGAAGAATCTCTGGAAGATCAGCAACATCGGCGCGAACCACGAAAGCCACAAGGCTTGCTTCCCGATCAAGCTGGTCGAGGAAGGCATCAAGAACTTCGCGCCGCACGGTGCCGTGATCGTTGAGCCCTTCGGCGGCAGTGGAACCACGCTGATCGCCGCGGAAAAGCTCGGCTGCAACGCGCATCTGATGGAGTTGGACCCGAAGTATGTGGACGTGATCGTTCGCCGCTGGTGCGAATTCACTGGCAAGCAGGCCACACACGAAGCCACGGGCGCGACGTTTGCCGAGGTCGAGGCCGATAGCGCGCTGGCGATTGCCGAGGACGTATGACAGTCGGCCGCAAACCAAAGCCAACAGCACTAAAGCTGGTGACTGGCAACCCCGGCAAACGCGCGCTGCCCAAGAGCGAGGCGGTAGTCGCCCTGGCCGAGCCGACCCCGCCCGCCTTCCTGTGCGACGACGCCAAGGTCGAGTGGGGCCGGGTGTGCAGCGCCCTGTACGCCGCCGGTTTGATGACGGAGCTAGACCGCGCCGCCTTGGCCGCCTACGCAGCCGCATACGGTCGCTGGGCGCAAGCGGAGCGGGCCATCAATAGGATGGCCGCCAAGGACGAATTAAACGCCGCGCTGATGATTAAAACCACCAGCGGCAACGCCATACAAAACCCGCTCGTCGGGATCGCAAACAAGGCCAAAGCCGACATGGTGCGCTATGCCGCCGAGTTCGGCATGACCCCTTCGGCGCGCTCCCGCGTCACCGCGACACCTGATGACAAGAAGCAAGAAGACAAAGCCGCCCGCTATTTCTGACGCGGCCACGCAGTACGCGCTGGAGGTCGTGGCGGGCGATCGGATTGCTGGGCCTCATGTGCGCGGCCAGTGCGCACGGCACCTGCGGGACATTGAGAGCGGGCACAAGCGCGGGCTGGTGTGGAATTTGGAGGCGGCAGAGAAAGCGCAAGGGTTTTTCGAGGATGTGCTGAAGCTCAACGGCGGCGACTTTGAGGGCAAGCCCTTCGCACTGCTGCCTTGGCAGCGGTTTGTGATCGGTTCCCTGTTCGGCTGGATGGGGCCGGATGGGCACCGCCGATTCCGCAATGCATACGTGGAAACAGCGAAGGGTTCCGGCAAATCTCCCTTGGCCGCTGGCGTCGGGATGTTGGGTCTGGTTGCGGACAACGAGCCGCGCGCCGAGATTTACAGCGCCGCCACGAAAAAGGATCAAGCCATGATCCTGTTCCGTGACGCCGTTGCGATGGTGGATCAATCGCCCGAGCTGTCCAAGCGCCTGCAAAAGAGCGGCACTGGTGAGCGGTGCTGGAACCTTGCCTACATGGCGCAGGGCGCGTTCTTCCGGCCCATCAGCAGCGACGACGGGCAATCCGGCCCACGCCCGCACATCGGCCTGATTGACGAACTGCACGAGCACAAGACCAACACCGTAGTCGAAATGATGCGGGCAGGCACGAAGTCGCGCAGGCAGGCCATGATTTTCATGATCACCAATGCGGGCCACAACCGCATGGGGCCGTGCTGGGGCTATCACGAATACGGCGCGAAAGTGGCAGCGGGTGAGGTGGAAGACGATGCATTCTTCCCTTACGTCTGTTCGCTGGATGAAAAGGACGATCCTTTCTCCGACGAAACATGCTGGCCAAAGGCGAACCCATCATTGCAGGACGCCGACCTGCCCGGCATGAAGTACATCCGCGAACAGGTTGTCGAGGCCAAGGGCATGCCGTCCAAGGAAGCCATCGTCCGTCGCCTGAATTTCTGCCAATGGACGGACGCGGAAAGCCCGTGGATCAGCGGCGAAGTGTGGCGCGGGGCGCAGCGGGATTTTGACTGGCAGGACTTGCGCGGTCGCCGTGCGGTTGCCGGGCTGGATTTGTCCAGCACCACTGACCTGACGTGCATGGTGTTCCTGGTGGAACCCATCGAGGCGGGTGAACCGTGGCTGCTGGTGCCCTTCGCATGGTTGCCGGACGTGGAATTGCAGCGCAAGGCAGACACCGACCGCGTGCCGTACATCCAGTGGCGGGCCGAAGGGTATCTCGACACCACGCCGGGCAGGGCTATCAGCAAGCGGGTCATTCTGCAAAAGCTGTCGGCAATGTGCGACTTCTTCGAGATCATCGCCGTCGGGTATGACCGCTGGCGCATCGAAGATTTAATGGCGCTGGCTGCTGATGATGGCATCAGCCTGCCGGAAATGAAGCCAGTAGGCCAGGGCTACAAGGACTTCAGCCCGGCGCTGGAAACCTTCGAACGCATGCTACTGAACGGCGAGATTGCCCACCCAGGCCACAAGGTGCTGGACTGGTGCATGAGCAACGCAGTCATTGAGCAGGACGGCGCGGAAAACCGCAAGCTGTCCAAAGAAAAAGCAACGGGCCGGATTGACTTGGCCGTCGCCGCCGTCATGGCCTCTGGCCTGATCAACACAACTCTCTCAACAGAGCTGTCATTTTGGGAAACCACCGCATGAGCATTTTTGACCTCTTCCGCTGGGGCCGCAAAGCCGCCGACCCGCTAGCGGTGTGGGCCGAAATGCTTCGCGCGGGCCGCACCTCTAAGGCCGGACCTACGATAAACTTGGACAGTGCCCTCAAGGTGGCCACGTTGTTCGCCTGCCTGCGCGTGTTGTCGCAAGGCTGCGCGCAAGTACCGTTTAAGCTGTTCCGCGAAACGACCGTGAGCGGATTGAAGAACATTGAACCGGCGCGCAGCCATCGGCACTATGACCTTGTGTCCACACAGCCCAACGGGTGGCAATCGAGCTTTGAATTCCGCGAGCAACTGGTAATTCACGCCGGACTGGGCAACGCCTACGTCTGGAAAAGCCTTGTCATCGGCGGCAAGGTGGCCGAATTGATCATCCTGGACCCCGGACGCATGGAGGTTATGCACCCCAATGAGTTCGAGGCCCCTGTGTACAAATACACGCTCAAGGATGGCAAGGTCGTTATGTTCGACCAAAGCACTATCTGGCATGTTCGCGGGCCAAGTTGGAGCGGATTTATGGGCCTGGAAATCATGCAATTGGCCCGTGAAGCCTTGGGTTTGAGCATTGCCACGGAAGACAGTCATTCCAAGCTGCACGCCAAAGGTGTGCGGCCATCGGGGACGTATTCTGTTGATGGAAGCCTGAGCCCGCAGCAGTACGCCGACCTGAAAAAATGGATCATGGCCGAAATGGCGGGGTCTGACAACGCGGGCGCACCGATGATCCTCGACCGTGGCGCAAAGTGGCTCAGTGCTTCAATGACCGGCATCGACGCGCAGCATTTGGAGACCCGGAACTACCAAGGCGCTGAAATCTGCCGATTCATGGGCGTGTTGCCGTCAAAAGTGGGCTTTACCGACAAGGCCGCGACCTACGCCAGCGCGGAACAGTTCGCCATTCAACACGTTGTAGACGGTCTCGGGCCGTGGTTCGCCAGGATTGAGCAATCCGCAGACATCAACCTGCTGACCCCCGCCGAACGTGCGCAGGGCTACTACTTCAAATTCATCGCTGCTGGCCTTTTGCGCGGTGCTCTGAAAGATCAGGGCGAATACTTCTCGCGTGCGCTTGGATCTGGCGGTGCCCCCGCATGGATGACACAAGATGAAGTGCGGTCATTGACCGAGCTAAACCCATTCGGTGGAGAAGCTGCAAAGCTGCCTCCGCTTGCAGGATCAAATCCAGTGCCGTCAGCGGCATGAAAGGACGATATGACGACAAAGACATTTGATTTTCAGTGCGAACTGAAGGCCAGCGGCGACACCGGCACATTCGAGGGCTACGGGTCAATCTTCAACATCACCGACAGGGGCGGCGACATCGTGGTCCCCGGCGCATTCACCGAGACGCTGGCTGCCCAGAAAGCAGCAGGGCGCCTGCCCGCCATGCTATGGCAGCACCGCCAGGCCGAGCCCATCGGCGTTTACACCAGCATGGAAGAGGATGCCGTGGGCCTGAAGGTCAAGGGCCAGCTGGCGCTGAAGACCGCCCGCGGCGCCGAAGCCTACGAACTGATGAAGATGGGCGCGCTCTCTGGCATGTCCATCGGCTACCGCAGCCGGGACGACAGCTACGACCGCGTGACCGGCGTGCGCTCCCTGAAAAAAGTTGACCTGGTGGAGCTTTCCCTGGTCACGTTCCCCATGAATGACGCCTCGCGCGTCTCGGCCGTCAAGACCATCGAAGAGCTTGACAGCCTGTCCGAAATCGAGCGCCACCTGCGTGATGTTTGTGGCCTCTCGAAGAGCGAAAGCACCGCTTTGGTGTCTCGCGTCAAAAGCGTCATCAGCCGGAGTGATTCCGGGGAAGGCGATATGTCTCTGGCCGAACTGGCCGCAGTGCTGAAAGGCTGCCCAGCCATCTAAGCCACCGTTTCAACTCCCCCGAAGCAACAGCCGCCCTTGAGGCGGTTTTTTCATTCCCGAAAGGAAAACATCATGGAAATCAAAGAAATTGCAACCATGCTCGAAGAGCGCAAAAAGGCGTATGACGAGCTGCAAAAAACCGTCACCGAACTGACCAGCGCAAAAGCTGACAGCAAGGCCGTTGGCGACCTGACCGCGAAAATCGAAACGCTTACCAAAGCGTGCGATAAGTTCGACGAAATCAAGACCGCCGTGGAAGACCTTCAAAAGAAGGCCAACCGCCCACAGACTGACGGCGAGCGCAAAGACGCTGAAACCCTCGACCAAGAGGTCAAGAGCTTCAACATCATGCTTCGCGCTGACTACCAATCCAAGGGCCGCGCAGTGCCTGCTGAAGTCGATGCCAAGGGATACACCGAGTACAAAAACGCCTTCTTCAAGGTCATGACCGGCACCCCCCTGGACAACCTGAGCAGCGACGAACGCAAGGCCATGTCTGCCGGGTCTGATCCCGATGGCGGCTACCTGCTGCCACCCTCGACCGTTGGCCGCATGGTGTCCAAGCTGTACGAGCAATCCACGATGCGCCAGCTTGCCAACGTGCAGACGATCAGCACGGACAAGCTCGAAGGACTGGTTGACAACGACGAAGCCGACGCTGGCTGGGTTTCCGAACTGGGCACCCGCTCCGACACCGGCACCCCGCAAGTGGGCAAGTACGAGATTCAGGCGCACGAAATGTACGCCATGCCCAAGGCAAGCCAGCGCATTCTGGACGACGCAGCCGTCAACGTGGAATCGTGGCTCGCTGGCAAGGTCGCTGACAAGTTCGCCCGCGTCGAAGGTACTGGTTTCACCACCGGCACCGGCACCGGCCAGCCTCGCGGCCTGTTCTCCTACACGACCGCAGCGACCGGCGACGATTCTCGCGCCTGGGGCCAATTTGAGCATGTGGTAACTGGCGCTAACGGTGCCTTCCACACGACAAAAGCCGACCCATTGCAGGACTTGCTGGGCGCGTTCAAGGACCAATACTTGCAGCGTGCAACCTGGTTGATGCGTCGTGAGGTTCGCACCGCTCTGCGCAAAATGAAGGAAGCCACCAGCGACCGCTACTTGTGGGAACCAAGCCTGCAAATGGGCCAGCCTGACCGCCTGCTGGGCTACCCGGCCCGTGTCGATCAGTACGTGCCTGCAATCGCTACCGGCTCGCTGTCGCTGGCCTTTGGTGACATTGCCGAGGCTTACACGATTGTGGACCGCATGGGCATTCGCACGCTTCGTGATCCGTTCACCGCCAAGCCTTACGTGGTGTTCTACAGCACCAAACGCACGGGCGGCGGCGCTGTGAACTTCGAGGCCGTGAAGTTCCTCAAGTTCTCTACCTAAACCCAAGCCCCGGACATAGCTCCGGGGCGCTCAAACACCGAAAGGAAACACCATGAAAAACAACGATCTTCACAACAACATTCACCCGCTCGTAGGCATCGCCCCCGTTGCGGCCCGGACCGACGACACCGCCATTGTGTCGGCAATTGTGGACACGCGCGGTTATGGCTCGTGCGAATTTGTGATTGTCACCGGCACAAATACCGATGCCGACGCCACATTTTCCGTGCTGGTCGAAGACGCCGACGAGGCTGCTTTCAACGTGACGAATGCCGCTGTTGCTGATGCCCAACTGCTTGGCACAGAAGCGCTGGCGGGCTTCACCTATGCCGACGATGCCGAAACTCGCAAGATCGGCTATATCGGCGGAAAACGCTACGTGCGCGTTACCGTCACGCCTTCGGGCAACGGCGCTGGAAACATTTTCCTTGCAGGCGTCTGGCTGCTTGGAAATCCTTCCATCGCACCGACTGCTAACCCCCCGGTCTGACCCTCAGACCACTACGTGAAAAGCCCTCTTCGGAGGGCTTTTTGCATAGGACGCTCACATGAAAAAAATCATCACCGCAGTAGCAACAGAGCCGATTACGCGAGCTGAGGCGAAGCTGCACCTGGGCCTGGACGACATGAGCGGATCGCACCCAGACGACGCCATCGTTGACGCCCTGATCACTGGTGCCCGACAGTACGCGGAGCATTACACCGGGCGCGCGCTTGCAGAGCAGACCCTAGAGGCGGCGCTAGACGCATTCCCGGACAGTGATGATGATCGAATCGACCTCCCAATGCCGCCAGTGGCCAGCATCACCAGCGTCAAATACACCGACACAGCGGGAGCCGAGCAAACGATTACGGGCAGCGCCTACGCCCTCAGCACCTACGGCGAATCGCGCACTGTAGCCCCTACAAGCGGCAACTATTGGCCCAGCACAGAGGACATTCCCGACGCTGTGCGAATTCGCTACGTGACGGGCTACGCGGCAACAGGGTCAGGGGCTGAATACGCAGTTTTGCCCAAGGCTGTCCGGCAAGGCATGTTGATGCATATCAGCCTTACCTACCCGCGAAACGTCTTCACACCGGGAGAAAGAAGCGCCATGGAATCGGCCCGTGACATGCTTTTGAACACCATCAAGGATTGGAGCTTTTCGTGACGCCAGACCTTGGGCCGTTGGACCGTCGAATCCGCATTGAGCAGCAAGGAACGGTGGACGGCGACTAGGGGCCGCAGCCGGGGGCAGGGACGACTTACGGGAGGTTCTGGGCCACGGGTCAAAAG